TTTTTCAAGAGCAACTGAAAAAACTCCGTCAATCAAAATAAAGTCGTGCTTGCTTGCACTCTATATGTCCGATAGTCGTCATTTCTTGAAGAATACGACACTGACTGGATCAAGTATTGCTCATTACTCACTCATCTGTCTGGGTCGTTTATTGTTATCAATTGCCCAGGATGGAGTCCGTCAAAATTTGTATCAAAATTGAAAGACACGGTCGGATTTTTGTAGGCGTCAACTTCTGACTTTGCCCTTATTCTAGCTTCTTGGAATGTCCTTATTTTGGGCTCGACAATGACCGCACCATCATAGATACCATCTCATTTTGTCAAAAGTTTCATCCTTGCAATACTATCGTTATCTTGGACGCGGACGCGAATTGCACGATAAGGTAGATATACACGACGAAAAATCACTCATGCTGTCGGAGCGGACGGGGTAAGTCATCATTTTCTTATTACTTTTTCATTGAAATTGAATATCCATTGAAAATTTGCCTCATCTGCTAGATTTTCTACTCATACGCTTTCTTCAATAAATCATGCTCAGTAGTCGAGAAAAATCCTCAAATCTTTTGGCTTATAGTCGAGACGGAAAGAGTCCTCTTCTCAGTCACATACCTCATCTTGCGTGTATAGATTTTGATCTGGAGCTTCTCATCATCTGACTGTTTGGCGATTTTTTATTGTAGTAATATCGTAGTCAATTTTGAGATTTCCAAAATTTTGACTTGTGCTTGTAATATCAAAAGGTGCGAGTTCACTTCACAATTTGCTATAGTAGTGCAAGTCTCTTTCATAATCGATATGTCGATAGTCGTTTGTCATTTTTGTCAAATTCTCAAAAACGATTGAAGGTTTTTTATACTGGACACGAAAATCAGTGTACGGAATATCTCCCCTCATTGTGTTTTGCAAAGAAAATCATCACGTGAATGCTTGCATGATGTCAATCCTCATCGCATCCACAGATGTCCCCGCTGTCATTGTTCGAGTAAATTCAACAAATTCAACAGAAGAAAAATCTATTGTTCACACCGTCGATATTGGCTCATTGATTGTCATTGTTTCAAGATTTCGACAATTTTCAAAAAGTTTTCAAAAATTCTTGATTTGATATGTTGCTGATCGTGTTGCTCATCAAACGACACAAACAAAATCTTGCATTTTTATTCCATCGTCTTCTTTGATTTTCCGAAAAAATCTCATTTTTTTTTCATTTGATATGTCTTTTGCAGGGAAGTCAAAACGTAGTGTCCCCGTTCACGCTCAGTAAAATCCTAGTACGTTGCAATATGTCCCCTGTATTCTATCCTGGTCGTCTATTACTACTGATGAGACAACTCCTGATCAAATCCCTACTGTTTCAAAATCCTCTAAAATTGTCGTTGTATCATTTGCACAAAATTCATAGATTATTCTTCAAAAAATCTCTCTAGGGTATACGTCCTCATATGTTTGCACTACTACTTTGCGGTCAAATAATGCACGTCGATTAGATACCTGTACATCGTGGGAAAGTATTGGATCGCAACTTCAACGACTTATTTCCTCTTGTGGTGCGTTCGTTATCACTCACCCAAAAAGCAACTGTCATATTTTTGTTCACGACACATAAGACACCGTTTTATCAATCGTAATTTCTCTTGCAAAATAATCTATACTTTGCACAATAACTTTTTCACGTCAATTCTCAAAATCCAAAAAAAGCACCGTTCATGGACGGAATTTTTCAGAAAGTTCAAACATATCTCCTAGTGGCAGGACGGAAGAAGAAACAACATTCCCAAGCAAAAAAGTACCCTCTCGTATTTCGCACAAAGTACCCTCCTCTATAACCATATCATTTACCTCAAAAGATGCTGTATTTGTCCTGTTGTTTAGAGCCTCTTTGATTTTGATAGAGTTTTTTCATACCTTGCCTATTATATTAGTCCCGTTGTATAATACTGATAGCATGATTTTCTTGCAAAAATAAATTAGTACGCCTCGAAAGCGGTCGATTTCATAAATCTACTGATCACAGTATCTCCAATTTTTTCCGCAAAACTTTCGTCGTCTCAATAAAAACTATTATTGTACATATTCAAAACATATCATCAAGTCTTTTCTCCTCCACGGATAAAATTTGCGAGATTTCCTTGCTGTGCTTTATTCAAGACTACCTCGCCATCTGAAAGCATAGCGGGGACATTATCTATACCTTTTGCTCAAGACACCATTCATCAAGTTGCAAAGTTTTTTGCTCCGAAAATTTCTCAAAAACTTGATCAATCTACTATTCATCATTTTGCAAGACGGGGGATTGATAAGGTTGCAATAATTGGGATTGATATTCATGGAAGAGAATTTGCACTTTCAATCAATTTATTCAGGGCATTGATCACACTATTCACAAGTCATTCTATTGCTGTTATTACTCCATTAAATATCCCTTTTGCTATTCAGGAAACTCACGAAAGCATTTGCATAAATCATTCCTCTATCTGCTCACGTCATCATCACGTAAAAAAAGCAAAAACCATTGTGATAAATCATGCAACAATATCATATAATCACTTAAATACTCATGTTGTCAAAACTCTTAAAGCAGAAAAAGTTTTTGTGAATACTCATGATATAAGCGTCCATCATGCAACAAATTGTCAAACGAAAAGTGTCCATCGTGTGGTAAAAAACTCAGTCAATCAATTCCAAAACTGATTATTTGTTATACCTAGCATTTCCAAAAAGGTAGTCCACTGTAAAGATACATATTCGGTAAACTGTGCCGTCAAGTCTTGTATACCCATGAAATTAGTTTGTCGGGCAAGAAAAAGAGCTCAAATAGCAAGAATGGTCAATCATATTGGTCAGGTCATCGCAACTATTGCAGATCATAGCAAAGAAAATCATGCTGTTATTGTCGGAAGAATAAGAGCAATTCAAGAAAAAATTGCAACAATTCAAGCAATAGCACCAGTAAAAATAAGTATGTTTTTTGCCATTTCTGGATTTTGACTTGCTCGATTTGTTATTCATGCAAGAAGTGGCATCAAAGATTTCATTCAATTTATAAGTACATCAAGCAATCATCATTCAATAAGCTCTCAGTTCGCAAATCATCATATAGCTGACAGGGTAATGTTCAAATTATCCGTCATTGTACTCATCAATCAAGAAAATGTTTGGCTTTTCTTTTCCATCATTCCGAAAAAAAGCCCTCACTCTGATGTTGCAAGCTCCATTTCGTTTTTTACCATCTCAAAAGATATTTGTCAATCTGACATTTTGTCACGCAAATCAGACATAGATTCCCCTGTCCTATCCGCCATAGTCTTTAGCGGATTAAATCATAGATTTACGAGTTGCAAAAGATCTCATCATGTCAGCTTTCCTGCTGATTGTATCTGTCAAAACACAAGCGATATTGACTGCAATTTATTTGCGTTTCATCACGCTATGTTTCACAACATATCGAGATTTTTCAAAACGTCCTCTTGTGCAACTCAAAACTGCAACATCGTGGAAGTTGCTCTTGTGAGGTCAGAACTTTCAAATGGCGTCTTTGCTCACATTGCAATAATATCTTGGAACAATTTTCAACCTTTTTCAGCAGATCACGTCAGTACATCGAGCTCAATCCTCAAATCTTGCATTTTACTTGCTTGTTCTGTAGCCATTTTTCATATTCCCAGTATTCATGTTGCAACGATTGTGCTTGCTCATCACAGTGCAATTATTCAATCCCTGTTTTTTTCTATGCTATCAAGAAGAGATCTGTTTGACTTCACGAAGTTTTCAGAAACTTTCGCCATGTCTGATCACATTTTCTGAGCGTTTTTTGATATATTTGAAAAAGAAGAGCTCGCAAGATCTTGTGCCTTTATCAATATATTTACATTTTCGCTCATCATTGCCTAGTGAGTAAAGGTTTTTTTACTTTTGTATTGCTTTTTTCGTTTATCAAAGAAATTATTGTGATTGCATTATCTACAAAATCCACGGGAGTGTTCATATATTCATCATACGAGCAATGGAAACGCTCCATAAATGTCACTTGTTTGAATATATCGCAACACTCTTTTTGCCGTGGAGTTTTGGGATTGACTGATTGTTTGTCTGCCATTATTGATCGTATTCTCTGACGTTCGATTAGTTTTTTTTTTCGATTTTTTGATCAAATACCGCTTCGGAAATTTTAGCAAAAGCGTCAGATGGAAGTTGCAAGAGGTTTTCCTTTGTAAGCTCGTCTTCAAAAGTCCATGAAGAAATGCTATCAAAGACAAGTTCGACTCATCAATTGATAGCGTCTGTGTGCGTAGCATCCCCCATATTTGGGTATTTTTCGAGTAGCCTCATTTGCATTCCTGTTGTCATCTTTTTGACATTCAAGTGGACTTTTTCCGAACCGATTTCAATAGTTTTTTTGACTCAAAAGAAAGTATCGGAGATTTTTGCCATGGAAAGAAAAAAAAAGGTAAAAAATTATATTCAGTAGTAAGTATCAGCGTTTTTGTTCTCTACGATAATTCTTAAAGCTCTACCGTCAGTGTCGTTATAAAAAGCCGTAGCCTCTGCACTGATCGCATAGATTTCGTCTGTACCTGTTGTCATTTCGTACATTGTATAGATGATTTCCGAAAACTCTCGAGAGATTTTGTATTTTGTTGCGAGTGTGTCCGTTCATGAAATAGTCTGATCGTTTGTCATTTCGATTACGCATGCTCTTGGTGCTTGTGATAAATATCTATCACGGTCGACAACCGTTTCAAAATACTTTTCAAATTTTACCATACAACCGTTTCATTTTTCAGCAATTACAGACGGTGATGATCTCAAAGATCAGTACCTTTCTTCAAGGTTATTCATGTACTCAATGCTTCGATTTTCGACATTTTCAGCTTCTGCAAGGTAAGCGTTCGTGACAGTGTCCGCAAAGCGATAGCGTACATTTATGAAAGAAAAAACAATGGGTGCTTGATATGATGGAGTTTTTGGTAAAAGCTCCATTTTTGTTTCTTTTGCAAGAGTGAAATTAGCTGCATTTGTCGGAGTGATTGTGAATGTAACACTTTTTGCAACTTGGTTAATTGACAAAATTGTCAGATTTTCGTACGTTCACCCTGTTCTTTCGTACATTTTTACTACATCGCCTGCTACCAATCATTCGACAGTATCAAAAAAATATGTCGCAACTGATGCAGGCGAGATCATCTCTGCTACATTGAAGACTCAAAAAGCCTTTACTCATACTTCACATTCAAGAATACCATCAGATCAAGAGAGTGTAAGTGTGTCAACCATCACTCAAAAGGCTCTTGATACTTGATATCTTTGCCCATCTTGTGTCAGTGGATCATCGCACAACTCTCATTTTGCTTGTTCGACAGAAAGCGAACCAATACGACAAAATGGATTAAGTGTATGTCTCCATACTGTCCCGTCCGTCAATGATGAGATATCTGCCGATGCAGTTTGTCCCATAGCAGGAGCAAGCCAAAAAAGCAACTCATTAGGATCTACATCGACTTTGTAGCTTCCTTCCGTAGCTTCTTTCCCACGCACTGCATTGATAGCATTTCGACGGTTATTTTGGATAGGATTGTTTTGGATGATTTCAGGATTTCTGTCGATGTCTCATTCTTTGAAACGAACAAATTTATTTGTTGCTACTGGTACTCATCTTGTAGACTCTACTCAAAGAGAAAGATATCATAATCTTGTGCTTGCCATCTATAAAAGGGAAAATAAAAAAAACTATTTTTGTTCGACATTCTTTGATTTCTTCACTTCCGAAAAGTTTGGATTTCTCAAAAGTCTTGAAAAGACTCTATCCGATACCTCTCTTTCTTCTCATGGAAGAAATTTTGAAATTCAAGTTACTGCTTGTGTCTCTTTGGAAATGTTTTTGATCTTTTTCATTGGATCATAAAGAAAAGTAAAAAAATCTATCTATCTCATATGGCAATCGAAGATACCGTCACGACTATTTCATAAGTTGGGTATCATCTTTCTTTGCTCAGCCTGTATTCTACTCATCATACTTTTGTCAAAACTGATGCTCTTTGCTCGTTTCATTCGCCATCAATATATACAAGATACGGATTATTTTGTATTATTCAAGCGATACTTTCTTGTTTTGTACTTTGTAAGTCGTCTGTTTTTTCTGCCTGCAATACTGTGTTTCGTATAGGAAGGACTACGTCAGCAGGACATCAAGTGTCGTTATAAAAATTTTTGATATTTGATACTATCCTGATTTCGATATTGCTTGTCTTTTCATCATACCTACTTCATCTTTGATTATACGGTGTACTCATAGGTTGTATTGCAATTGCTGGTAGATTGCTCTCTGGGATTAGTATTGGATCTCATAGGTACACTATTTTCATGTCTCACAAGACTCATCATGATAGTCCTTGGATCTCAACTTCATTTTTGAAAATCTGATGCAAAGCTAGGAGGATTTTATCCATTGGATATTTATGAATAAATACTATATGTATATAGATGTTTTCACAAAAAAAGCAAGACTATTTTTGACGTCAGAAAACACCCAAAGCGTCATTGATAGTTTTTTGCAAAAGTTTTTGGATCTTTGTTCACGTTCAAGGATTTATGTCGATGATCTTTCTTCTTGGTAAATTTTTTCCTCCCCTTTGGTGTTTGATAGCATAAGGTGCGGTATATTTCAATTCTCATTGCTTGTCATTTGACGTTTGGACTGCACTATTCTGTAGGTTGCCCGTTCGCCTCAAGACTCATGGTTTGTCTGGCGATTTTTTGTAGTATCATGATCTTTTTTCTCTTGCTTTATTGGTAGATGGTGCAAGGGGTTTCCATGATGGTCAATTTGCAATGTCGTTTCCTTTGCTTTCAAAAATACTATCACTACGCTCTTTGATTATTCATATAGCTCAGGCGTGAAATGGTCAAATGCTTCAAGAAAGATCTTCGCTTGCAATACGAAAATTTCTTGATAATTCGATTACTCAATCGACTTGAAAACTCAGTTGCATTAGTATTTATCATCCAAGGTAAAAATCCTTCACTCGCTTGTTGACGGGAAAACGTAAGGCTTTCCTCATGAAGAAGATGAAATTGTAGGATATTGATTGCCTGTTCAAGGAATAATATTTCCAAATTCATCATATCATAAGCTTGTCAAAAGGATATCTCAACTCAAAATTTTACCCAAAATATCATAAGCTTCGCTGATTTTTTTTGATCAATTACTGTTTCCCTCTAAATCTTGAATATCGTAGTCTTTATTCAATAGATGCCCTGCTCCTAGTAATTCTTCACACCTCGCAAGTGTTTTTTGTGCATCCGATCAAGAGAATGTAGCATCTGCAAGCATTGTTTGCATATTGTATCTTTTCCCAACAATACTATTGATTATTCCTGTTGCTTGTCTTTGATATTCTAGGATCGTTGGATCTCCGACAGTAAGTGTTCAAGAAAATCAAGCCTCTGAACGTACTCTTGCTAGTTGTGTATACATGTTTTTTCGTATTAAATAAATGCTTTTCATTGTATATTGATTTTTTCTTTTCTTGCAAGATAAAAAGTCTAAAAAAGACTTTCAAATTTGAAAAAAATAATTATAACATAATCACACCAAAACAATAACGGTCTTCTTGTGTGGGTGGCGGACAGTGAGTCGTAACATCAGAGCAGGGGAAGCGGATATTGATAAAAGCAGAGCCCCCAATGTCAATCTTCAGGTCAAACCCTGCCCCACACAAAAAGATCGTTGTATATTTATTGATACGGATAGGTGTGTTAAAATGGTTATCATGTATGCTTGGTCGTCGTAATAGATGTGCATATGATATAGGTTCGAGTCCTGTCGTCTATCTGTATCAATAAATATATAGTTTTTATCCACTCCCCACTTCCCCATGCTATCAACTACCGACTTAAAACTTTTTGAGATTTTGGACGAGTTTATTAATAAGAGTTTGAGTTTTGGGTGTCTTGTTTTTTTTGATTGAGAAATTATTAAATATATTTGAGAAGAAGAAAGTAACCACAAAAGGAGATATGATTTTGAACTACATTTGTGAGTAAGAAAGTCACAAGAGATACATTGAGGGGTATACACTATAACTCTTAAAGATTTTGACGACAATATTTGAGAATATGTATGAATTAAACCAATCTGACACTATCCAACACTATCTACTGTATTGAGGTATTTGTGAGATACAATATATGAAACAAAGACAAATTGAATTGTATTGAAAATAATGGAAGTATCGCCTCAGTATCAGTTTGTTAATTTTATACGAGACCTCACTACCGAACTCCAACACCGATCAGAAGAAAAGAAACAAGAGCTTTTACTTTTTTTACAGAGTTTGTAGATGAAATGCTTTTATTGTTGAAAAAAAGAAAACATACAAAACGTAAATTGATACAGTATGTGTGACGATTGTCTTACTACTTATTCATATATGATTTGTTGAATTCTTTGAGCTGTAGTTTTACTTATTATTATTTTAGCGTAATGACAAAACTAGCAATCGTTTGATCACACGGTACATGAAAGTCGACACTTCTCAAAGAGCTTTCTCTGTCTTTTAGCGGTAGAATAATACCAGAAGTTGCCCGTGATATAATGTGAGAATACTGAAAAATACCGCAAGAAATGACACAAAACGAAAGGTATAATTTCCAGAGAGATATCTATTCGAGACAGTTTGCTACCGAGCAATTATATGGGAATTTTATCTCTGATCGTGGTGTATACGATAATCTGGCGTATGCTTTCCATACAGACAAACATCTCTTCAATATTCTCAGAGATCATGCCAAAAAAAACCACAAGTGATATGATCGGACGGTATATATACCTATAGAGTTTTGACTTGAAAACGATGGTATCAGATTCACGTCTGATGCTTTCCAAATACAGATTGACGAGACTATAAAGGAGATTATGAAAGATTTCTCAGTTGATCGACTTGAATGTAGGTGATCAGTATTGGAAAGAAAAAAACTTATTTTACCTCTTATAAAATAGCTATGTCGGCAGATAAAAAATACCTATACGATGAAACAAGAGCAAAAATCAATCATGCTACAATCTCTTCAGACAAAAAAATGGCTTTAATATATGTTTTGGAAGAACAAATGAAAACAACACAAACATATTTCGATTTTATGAAAGAGACACAAAACGTACTAGAGCGATTGCTTTTGTACGAATTGGAAGACGATAGGTCAAGTATGAATTAGTTTTTTATTTCTTAGCGCTAAAATCAATGCAATTTACACAACAAGAAAAAGATATTCTTACAGACGCACTT